GAAAAGAATAAGCCTAAAAAATGTCCTATTCTGGGAGTAAAGATGACGTATCCTGTATTGGACCATTCTCACGATAACTATATGGTAAGAGGCGTAATCGACAACTATGCTAATTTATTTTTAGGTAAAATAGAAAATGCACATAAAAGATTTTGCGGTAGTAGTAAATTAAGCTTGACACAAATATTAAAAAATGTCATAACTTATATCGAAACCGAACAAAAATCAATCTTGCACCCTGTCGGCTTTAGGCAGATGACAAGATATTTCAAAAATCAAAACAAATTCCAACAGGTCATATTAATGAAACAAGAGGGCATTACAAACGATGATATCAATAATTGTAATAATGCTCACGAAAGACTTTCACTATATAGATTAACTATCAAAAAGAAATGCAAAAATATATAACAAAAAAACTGCAAGAATTACAAGCAGTATTAAAATGTGGCAAGGGTAATTACAATGCTTTTGGCAAGTATGGATACAGAAGTATCGAAGATATTTGCGAGGCAATAAAACCCTTTTTAGCAAACATCAAAGTTTGCTTCTTAATGGACGATGAGGTAAAACAAATAGGAGAAAGATTCTATGTAGAGTCTACAATTACTATTGTATGTTCTGAATCGGGCGAGCGTATCTCAGTAAGAGCACAAGCAAGAGAACCAAATGATAAAAAAGGTATGGACGCTAGTCAACTTACGGGTGCAACTGCAACGTATGCTCGCAAAAGAGCTTTTCAAGGTCTGCTATTATTAGACAATAATGAAGATGCAGACTCATTAAATAAACACGAAGATGATAAAAAATCTTCTAACAATAAAACAAAGGAAGATGACTTACTATGAGTGAGTATGTACAAAAAGAGGGTACAGGAGCTTCATTCCCTAACAAAAAGAAGACATCGGAAAGTAGTCCACAACTATTAGGTACTATTACTATTCCAAAAGATATGGCGGGCAAGAAAGTAAATATTGCTTCTTGGCTAAATGAAAAAGGTAGCTTAAAATATTACTCACACAAACTAAGTGAGATTAAAACTGAGGAGAAACCCAAGACAGAGGTAGACCTAAGTCAAGATATTCCTTTCTAATTTACCATTATCTATGCCAGTAACCAAGATAAACCGACTCTTTTGGGATATAGAAACATCTCCCAATGTCGGTTTATTTTGGCAAACTGGTTATAAATTAAATATACAACACGATAGCATAGTCCAAGAGAGGGCGATTATGTGCATATGCTATAAGTGGGAGAATCGCAAAACAGTACACGCTTTGACTTGGGATAAGGGCGATGATAAGGAGATGATTAAGAATTTCATCGATGTACTAAATACCGCAGATGAGATAGTAGCACATAACGGAGACAATTTCGATATTAAGTTTTTTAACTCTAGGGTTATCTTTCACGATTTAGAGCCCCATAGAGCACCCAATAGCGTAGATACACTAAAAATTGCTAGGAAAAAATTTAGATTCAACTCTAATAGATTGGATTATTTAGGTAAGTTACTATTCGGAGAAGGTAAAATATCCACATCATATCAGTTATGGAAAGATATATTACTTAACAATAGCAAAAAGGCTATGGCTGATATGGTAAAATATTGTAAAAAAGATGTGGTTTTACTTGAAAGAGTATTTAAAAAACTGCATAAATATGAGGAGAACAAAACACATACTGGTATATTAAATGGATATGACCCTTGGGTTTGCCCCGAATGTTCATCAACTGACGTTGTTAGAGATGGAGTTAAGGTTACAAAGATGGGTAAGAAATTCAGAATGAGATGTAAAGTGTGTGCTAGGAATTATCTATTATCAGCAAGTAATGTAAAAAAATATCATGAGTTTAAAAAGTTTCAAAGATAACCCAAACGAAATAAAGATGAAGCAAATTATAGAGGGTATAGAAGTATTAAAGGATTTAACTGAATCACTATCAGATAACAGATTTGATGAAACTAATTCCATATTAGTGAAATCAATAAAACAAACATCATACGCAATATCTATACAAATGAAGCAATTATATGACGGACTCAAAAACACCTAACTCCCCACAAGCAGAAAGAATATTATTAGCCTGTTGCATCAGAGAAGACGAAAAATTAGAAGAAGCTATCACCATAGTAAATGATGATGACTTTTACTATGAGAATAACAAAATCATCTTCTCTAGCATTAAAAAAATCTACAATGACAACAAACCTGTTGATGAATTATCATTAGTAGAGGAACTAAAAAGTAAGAATTTATTAGAGGAGATAGGTGGTGTACCATATATTTACTCTGTACTAGAATCTTGTGAAACAAGTGTGCAGTCGAAATCGTCTGCTATCATAATAAAAGAAAATTCTAATAAGAGAGAGATTATTAGAACGTCAAGATTAGCAATAGAGGCTATCGAGGAGGGTAATGATTATCAAACAGTATTAGGTAATATTGAGAAATCATTAGACTCACTAGATAGTGGAGAAATACAAAATACAAAACTAGGTGCTAATGTAGATACTTTCCTGAGGTCATTGAAAGCGATGCAGGATGGCACTTATGTATCACATAAGACACCAACAGGAATATCTCATCTTGATGATAAGTTACCTGAAGGTGGACTAGGAAGAGGAGAAGTTATGGTAATCTCAGCACCAACATCCTGTGGTAAATCTCAATTAGCATTGAACTTTGCCCTGAGAACAGCACTTGTAGAAAACAAAGGAGTTGCTATTTTCTCTTTTGAGATGCCTGCTGACCAGATAATGAAGAGAATGACGCAGATATCATCAGGTAAAAATATCAACCACAGCAATACAAAGCTAAATAAGGATCAGGATTTTACTGAATTGATGGAAGCTACGGAAAAACTTTGTAATTCTAATATCCATATCATCAACTATGTTAAGAATATCACGGAGTTAAAGGCGAGAAGCAGGCAGTTAAAAAGAAAACATAACATAGAATATATAGTTATTGATTATCTGCAACTTATACCTTGGGACAGAAAGATGTCAAAGTGTGATGGCATAGCAGAAGTATCTCATGGTATCAAGCAAATGGCAATGGAACTTAATGTACCTGTTGTTCTTTTAGCACAGATAAATAGAGAGGGTGCAAAGAGTGGTAAACCTAATATTTATAGCCTAAAAGATAGTGGAGATGTAGAGAATGATGCAGATATTATTTTAATGATGTATCCTAAAAATGGAGACATAGAAATGAGTAAAAAGCTTGACAAGAATGGGCAACCGTATGTAGAGTTAGAGTATAAATTGGTTAAGAACAGAGAAGGAGAAAGAGACACGAGTGGAACATTTGTATTTGACCATTATGTAGGAAGATTTTTATAAGGGTGTGAGATGTCCGTAAGGCTCTCTGCTTTGTTTTAGCTTCATTTTGCAAAGTTTGGACACCCTTTATTATTTATTATGAAAGCAGAACTATCACTAGAAGAGTTAGAAACTAGGATTCATTTATACAGAGATGAATCTAGAACTATATCGCATAGAATTAATGCACTAACAGATAGAAGAAAAGAGATAAACGAGAGAATAAAAGAACTAAAAGAAAAAGCTAAGGTTGCGAAGTCCTCTGATTGAGCATTTGCATCTGTGCTTTTTGTTGGTCTAATCTTCTTTGCATCTCTCCTATCGTTAATCCGATACCTTCAAATTCTTTTTCTAGGTAATATTGTAACTTTGCATCTTGGTTTGCAGTCATCGATAATTGCTTCCAACCATTTTCTGCAACCAATGCATATGGTAACATTAGACCAATTCTGTGTTTCAGCTCATCTTGCCCCGCATTCCTAGACATATATTTACCTAAGAAAGGATTAGAAGCAACAAGACCATATAGTTTGTTTTGAGTCATAGGTACTAAGTCTGAGAAAACAAATGTTGCACCCGCACTACTCATAACTGCTCTACCTCCCGCATCTCTTATTGCTTGTTCTGATGCATAATCTAATACATTAGCTACATCAATTTGATTTCTGACTGTATTCTTACCAAGAATCTCTCTAGCATTATATCCAGTTGTTGTATTCTCTGCTAGAATATTCTTCATAGTTTGTGGGTCAAATAACTCTGCTGAAGCAAACTGTTCTCTACCTGTACCTCTCTTAGCCATTGTCTCAAGCTCATTGATAACGGCAGTCTTGATGTTTTCTACCATCTCATTGTTGCCATCTTTATTAGCTTTTGCCATCCACGACTTAAATGCTTTTATTGTAGCCTTGTCAGCATTGAGCAACAAATCAGCAAACATAGAGGGCTGTATGTTGAACTCTCCTGTTTTTATAACATGATTTAAAACAGAACTCGCTTCCATCTTTTTGACTTTTATCTGGTCATTAGCAATAGTTCTTAATTTTTTAATCATTGCGTCAGCTTGTGCTGGTGTCGAAGCACTCATAAGTTGTCTCACGTCAGCTTCACTAAAAGTTTTTATCACAGAAGCATCAACTTTAGCTATATCATTTAACGCATCTATTCGTCTCACCTGTTCTCTCAATGCCTTATCATATGCTTTACCAGTAGGTAAGTTACCCATAGCATCTCTTTGTATGAATAATTGACCTACTGTATTTGTATCATATTTTATCGGGTTATTTGCACCAATCTTAAAAGTACCATCAGCACCAGACATCTGCATATATCTTTTTCTTAATATATTCAATGCACCACTTCTATCACTTGGGTCTAGTAATTTGATGTATCTATCTACCATACCTTTACCCGTGAGAATATTGTCGATAGCTTGTCCGCCAGTCATTAAGAATTTATCTGGGCTATTGGGATTATATTTTGCACTATAACCAGCACCTCTATCTAAAAGTTTATTACCGAAAAGATTAAAGAATGGCATATATTCTTTATTGTAATATGTATTAGCTTCAAATAATTGCTTACCAGTATTTTCAAATCCTTTCTTAAACTGGGGCTTACCTCTTCTATCAAATGTATATACTGCATCATTTCTAAATTGTCTGAGATTGTTAGATATTTTTTCAGCGAGTATCATTTGTGATGTTTTATCACTACCCTTTATTGTAGATGAATAGTTTGCCTCATCTGCATATCTAGCAATGATAGCATCTAATTGCTTCATATTAATAGTATTTGGCTTACCTTTTAACTTTTGTTTAGTTATACCTTTTATCTCTTGTAGGCTCTTATATTGAGTTCCTAATGCACCATTAAGTGATGATAGTAATTGCTTTTGTACCTTCTTAGGTTGAGAACCTATAGCATTAAGTGCTTTATTTATTTGTTGGTATACACCAAACATATTATATTGTAGCCCCTCATTGTCAGCTAATTTGTATGTTGTCTCATACTTAGTATCTTTTAGTGATTTCTTACCAAAGAATGATTTATCTAAAAGTCCTTGAAGTTGATTACCGCCTTGATCTGCTCTAAAAAATGTGTCTATGCCATTTTGTTTTAGTTTATTTTCAAGATTTTTTTGTAATGCTTTTTGCAATACTGGGTCGCCATCTGCTATCTTTGTTGTTAAAATCTGATAATCTCTTACAATCTTCCTTTGTACATCCTCTACAACTTGTGCTATCTCTCTGCTACTACCTGTTTTCATAGCATTCTGTACATATAGTAAAGATTCCCTGATATTCTCAAAATTCTTTCTCATAGTATTTGAATACTGCGTAGAGAATTGGTCTATTAGGATACCTTGCTTGTTAGTTCTAGCACCAGATGCTATAAATATTTTTTGTGCATCCTTTAAAAATTCTTTATTTAATCTTTCTGTTGATGCTATGAGATTTTGTGCATACTTATCTATACCATTACCAGCAAATCCTGATATATATCTACCTGCTACTGGTAGTGCTAAATCTATTGGTACTCCCATAGCACTTTGTTTTGCATTATCTACAGCTTGTTCTTTCAGAAATTGACCATAAGGCATCTTAACAGTATTTACTGTATCTTGTACAATTCTATCGTAACCACCAACAACAATATCATTGACTGTTTGTGCTCCCATATCTGCTAAAAGACTAACTCCCGCTACTTGTGCACCTAAGGTAAGTGGCTTAGTAGCACCCATAGTTGCAACATCTAATGCTACACTTCCTTTTACCATAGCAAGTGTACCAAGAGTAACACCCGCTCTATATATTTCTTCTGTAGCATCACCTATATCAGATGCAGAAAAGCCTTCAGAATCTATAAACATATACTTAGGCTGACCATCTTGGTTTTGCGTATCTAATATCATGCGAGGTTTACCATCAACCTCCATAACCATGATATTTTCTTTACCGTATTTATTTGTTACAGCATCATATTTTTCCTGAAAGTTGGCTCTTATATCTAAACCAGCTTTCATCCATAAATTTTTTAAAAATCCTGTGATACCAGAGCCATTTACTCCTGAGCCTGCGTCTACTTGGTCTACTGGTACATCAAATACAAAAGCCATATCTTGCTCAAGTGATGCTGTAACTCCTCCGCCATATGTATTATCTTTTTTATTTTTAGCAAAAGATGTACCTGCTATGTTTTTGTATTCACCAGTTCTCACCCTATTGTAAGATGTTTGTCTTTGTTGCAAAACAATAGCATCCATATCCTCCTCTGTAGGTGGTGAGAAACCCTGAACTGTATACACATTTTTATTCAGGTCTTCAAATGTATAAGTATTTATGCTCATTGAGGCTGTCCGTTAACCGAAGTTACTGTATATTTAGAGCCCGCAGGATTAGGTGGTGTAGGCGTAGGTGTTGGTTCAGGCTCTGGAGTAGGTTTAGGTTCTAAATAATTTGTAGGATTCTTTTTCAATGTGATATAACCACCGCCATAATCATATGCTCTTGTGGGGTAATCCTCCTCAAATTTCTTTAAATTATCCTCTACTAGATTCATTGTATTTGGTGCTATACCTAATGATTCTATTGCTTCCTCATCTGTTAACTTATACTTATTTTTGTATTCTTCGTACTTAGCATACATTATGCGATTACTTAAATAGCGATAATCAGTAACAGCTTGTTTAAGTTCTGCTCTAGAACCTAGTTGCCTATTCTGTAGCCCCTCTAGTTGACTCATCAATAAACCAATCTCAACATTTGATACTTGACCTAAACCTGAAGCACCATTCTCACTATTTTCTTTCATTGTCATGAGATAACCTAATGCTTCTCTACCTTGTAATACAGCTAAATCTGCTTTTATCTGTACACCAAATGTGGGTATCATTGAAAGGATTCCTGTATTACCCATATCACTTAATATCCCAGTTCCCATCATTCCCATATTTCCAAAAGAGAAGTCATCATCTAAATTATCTATGATGCTCTGTACTTTCCTATTAGAGTTTAATAAGAATCTCATATCCTGTCCTAACATAGAAGTAGTGCGAGTATTCTCATCCTTCTTAGCTTGTTCTATCTCTCTTTTGTCTTCTGCATCACCTTTGTCTGTAATCAATCCAGATTCTTGTGCACCCTTTACATCAAGTTTAGTTATATCAGTACCACCGCTAGCAAAGAAATCTGACTGAAATTCTGCAACAGACATTCTATTGCCCGCATCATATCGCTCTTGTGCGTTTTTATTTGCTGTTGCGGATGCTCCTAAATTTAACTTTTCTGTTGCTTCGTCAGATTGTGCTTGTTTTGCCTCTAATAATTTTGCCTGTGCTAATGTATATTCTATAGCACTTTTCTTTTCTGCTAATTCTATTTTAGCTTTGTTGGCTTCTAGTGCTAAATTATTTTGTTGAAATGTTTGTATAGCACTTGGGTTATTCGCTTGCAAATATGCCATACCAATAGATGGGTCATATTCTATCTCACCAGTTTTCTTACCAGTTTTCTCATCATAGACTGCCTTGAAGGACATTGCAGTAGCCTCACCAGATGATTTCTCATTCTGTATACCTTGTAGTACAGCCTCTGCTTGTGCATCCTGTAAACCTCTTGCTGACGCATTTTGCTTCTCTGTTATATATGAATTAGTAACACCCGCTAACATCAAGTTATCACGGTCATTAGCTTTACCCTCCTTAAATCTATCATAAGCAAGACCTAACTCAGATTCATCATTCTCTAGGTATGTTTCTAAACCTTGGTTAGCTTCTAATTGACCTAGCACCATAGCTTGTGCATCTTGTGATAGTCTTTGCCTTTCTTGTATCTTAGCAAATTTTGCTCTATCTCTGTTAGCTTTAGCTAATTTTGCATTAGATAAGTTATCGATACCAGCTTTACCTAACTGCAATGTAGCAGATTGGTCGATTACACCCATTCGTGCATCTACACCACGAGGTTGATTTGTAAATTGTACCATAATTAATTGTATTTATTACTACCGTATATCAATGAATTTAAAGCATCACCGTAATCTGGTTGCTTGAAACTTCCTAATTGTACATTACTTGAACCAAAAGAAGAGTTTTGGTTACCATAGTAATTAGGTGTAGTAAATGCATTACCTTTTTTGCCATCAAAGAATGTGCCAAGTCCGCTTACTAAATCACCTACACCTCTAGTTATATTTCTCATCTGTGATGGGAAACTAGCTATTGAATCTAGTGCGTTAGTAACATCTTCTATGCCTAATACTAATGATTCATATTTACTAGGTTCATTTACCCTATCTACTAATGCCATTTCTCTTCTATATTCATTAAGCTGTCTATTTAGTAATGCCTCTTGTTCTTGGTTAGCAAAATTACTTGTACCAATATCTACCATATCAGCGAAACCAAGAGGTGTATTGATTGCATTTATTCCTGCCTCATATGGTGATTGTCTTGTAATCTTACCTGCAATATCACCAGTAATAAATCTCTCAGAGTTCATTACATTCTGTATAGATGTGCTGAGATTTTGCTCATTCTGTCTCACGACATCATCCATTAAGCTATATTGCTCAAATCTGGTTATATCATCGCCTTCTCTACCTCTAGTTTTACCAAATGCAAATGCACCCTCCGATGCTAAATATTGCTCTCTAGTAGATGGACCTCCTAATGCACGAGACTCAAATCTATCCATCTGTGCTTCTAACTTACCGAGTGCTTTAGATGCAGATGGTTGCGAACTCATCATCGCATCTCTATAATCAGCACCTAATAGATTAATATCATCTATATCAGTTTGTGTCTGCTGTCTTCTAATATCAGCACCTAATTCTTGTGACCTAGGAGCAAGTTCTTCTTGTACATCTAAGCTAAGGTTACCAGAGTCAATCTGATACTCTCTAAGATACTGTTGCACAGTAGGATGTGTTATACCAAATCCTCTTACTTCCTCAGCTTTTTCTGCACCGTGAGTATATCTTATTATACTATA